GCTTTGAATGTTGAAGATTTCAACGAGACTTCAGTGCCTGTCACCCTCTCCACACAGTTCCACGTTGATACCCAGTTCACTAGCCAAGACTTGGCTTTGTCCTTGGATATGTTCTCTGACCGTGTGTTGAAGCCTGCTGTTGCAGCTATTGCCAACAAGATCGACTTTGACGGTCTGACAATGGCTAAAAACAACACCGCTAACATTGTCGGTACTGCTGGCACACCTCCCACAGGTTTGATCACATACTTGACCGCTGGCGCTTATTTGGACAGCGAGGGCGCACCCCGCGATGGTCGCCGTTCATGTATCGTTGAACCTTTCACAGGCGCAACCATTGTGGACAGCTTGAAAGGCTTGTTTGTTCCCTCAGACAAGATTTCTAGCCAGTACACCAAAGGCATGATGGGTCGTGACTCAGCAGGCATGAATTGGAAGATGGATCAAAACGTTGTGGCGCAAACATTCGGTTCATACGCAACCGCTACCTTGTCATGCGCCACCACTACAGCAACTGGTTTCTTGACCAGCGGCTGGGCATCCACCTCCACCATTGCACTGACCGCCACTACAGCTACTGCTGGCTTGAAACAAGGTGATGTGATCACGATTGATGGCATTTATGCTGTCAACCCACAAAACCGTCAAGCCTACGGCAGCAACCGCCTGCGTAACTTTGTGGTAACCGCCCCTGTGACCGTGTCAACTTCTGGCACAACTTCTGTGACCGTAAGCCCCGCCATCATCACTGCTGGTCAGTTCCAAAACGTTAACTTGGCAAGCACCAGCGCAACCGCCGTTGTGACCCCATTCAACAAAACTGGCACTGTTTCCCCACAAAATATCGTGATGCACAAAAATGCTTTCACTTTGGCTTGTGCTGACTTGGAATTGCCTGATGGCGTTCACTTTGCTGGTCGCGCAAGCGATAAGGAATTGGGTCTGTCAATGCGTGTGGTTCGTCAATACACAATCAACAACGATTCGATCCCGACTCGCGTTGATGTGTTGTATGGCTGGGCGCCGCTGTACCCTGAACTTGCCTGCCGCGTTGCAGCCTAAAGGTTAATGGGGGCTTAAAACACCCCCGTTTCATCAAACAAATTTAAGGAAAACATATCATGGCAAATCCCGGACCAGCAACCACCCAAACGATTCACCCAAGCAATTTAGCAACTAACCAAGCAGTTCGCCTTTTGGCTTTTGCAAGCGCAGTTCCTATTTCTGCAACTGGTGATTCAATTGTTACCATCCCAGTATTGAATACAGCTTCCTACAACGTGCAGTTTGTAGCTATCACCAACGCAAACGTAGACGTTAGCGGCGGCGCATTGGCTATTTGGACAGCACCCGCAGGAACAGGCACTGAGATCGTTACAAACGCATCTTTGACCAGCAACACTTCTTCAACTTATGTCACCAACTCCACCGTGGTTGCTGGCACTAAGGCAACTCGATTGACAGCACAAACTTTGTATGTCAAGGTCGGCACAGCAGTCGCTGGCGGCACTGTGGACATTTTTGTTTACGGTTACGATTTCTCCGAGTTTTAATCGAGAATGAGTTAAGAAAAGCCATCCTCAAAAGGGGTGGCTTTTTCTATTTGTAAGCCTATAATTCATCAAACTATTGAGGGACTAAACATGGTCAACACTTCTGTAATGCGCCCAAGCGGTCGCACATACGCCCTAAATTTGACAACATCAGCAAGTTCCGCGCTGTTGATTGAAGCCACCACAAATGACCAAACCAACTATGTTGCATTGCTGAACACAGGTTCAGGCGTTGCCGCAGTTGAATTGTCCAATTCCAGCACAGTAACCACTCCCACAGTGGCATCTACTGGCGGTAGCGGTTCATTTGTGTTGCCAGCAGCCATGAATTTTCCTTTGTTGATTGCCGCCCCTAAAGCGCCTTTCTACATTAAAGCCATCAGTTCAAGCACCAACACGCTGTATATTACTGCCGCACAAGCGGGTTAAGGGTTTGATATGGCAAATGAAGCCGCCAAAACCCAAACCATAAACATTGTCCCAGTTCAGGGGATATTTCAGCCTGAACCGACATTTGATTTGGTCACGTTGATCGGGCCAGCGGGTACGCCTTTTTACGCCAATGTAAACCCAAATCAATCGGGTTTAAACATTACCAACAGCACGATCAACAGCACCACAATTGGCGCAACTACCCCATCTACTGGGGTTTTCACCAATATTGCAACCACCACGGGAACGATTTCAAGCGCCCCTAGTTCGCCTGATTCAATTGTGAATCAAGCCTATGTGGACGCAATCGCCCAAGGTTTGGCGTTTAAAGCGCCAGCAAACTACACCACCACAGGCAATATCACGTTGTCAGGCTTGGGCGTACAGGCAGGCGGTGATTGGAATGTGACCTTGACAGCGGGAAACCGCATATTGGTAAAAGACCAAACAACAGGTGCAAATAACGGTATTTATGTGGCGGCGGCTAGCGCATGGACTCGATCCACAGATGCTGACACTTACAACGAATTGCTATCTGCTTATCTGTTTGTTTTGGATGGCGTGACGTTGGCTGGGTCTGCGTGGGTTGACACCAACTTGCCGGGCGGGACTCTTGGGGTCACCCCCATTACCTTTGTGCGGTTTTCCAATACTGCGGTTTATACCGCCGGCACGGGTTTGACTCTATCTTCCTATCAATTTAGCATCACCCCTGTGGGTACGGCTGGAACGTATGGATCAGCGTCTGCTGTGCCTGTATTTGTCACCAACGCATCAGGTCAGGTCACATCGGTCACTAACACCGCAATTGCAATTGCCAATACGCAAGTGTCTGGGCTTGGCACAATGTCAACCCAAAACGCCAATTCGGTAGTAATTACAGGCGGCACAATTGATGGCACTACGATTGGCGGGTCAACTGCGGCGGCGGTTACTGGCACAGTAGTTACCGCAAACACCTATTTCAGCGGCGCAGGAACGAATTTAACAGGCACTGCAAGCGGTTTATCCATTGGGGGTAATGCAGCTACTGCAACCACCGCGGGAAGCGCCACAACCGCCACAAATTTGGCTGGCGGGGCATCAGGATCATTGCCCTATCAATCAGCGCCAAGCACAACCACATTCTTGGCGGCAGGGTCAAATGGTCAGGTTTTGACCTTGGCTTCAGGCGTTCCATCATGGGCTACGCCAACCACAGGCACGGTTACATCGGTAGGGACTGCTGGCACTGTTAATGGCTTAACCTTAACTGGCGGGCCAATTACAACCTCTGGAACAATTACTTTAGGCGGCACGTTGGATTTGTCTGCCCCTCCTGTTATTGGTGGGACAACGCCAAACACGATTACTGGCACAACAATTACCGCAAACACAAAGTTTGTAAGTTCATATTTTGATGCCGCTGGGTCTGGTGGTGGTTCTTTAAGAACAAGTGGTGGCACTGCTGTTTTGCAGTGGGGCGGTGGCGGTGGGGTTAATTTGACCCTTGATGGCGCTTTCAATATGAACCCTGCTAATTACAGCATTTCTATTGCGCCAACAGGTACAGGAACATTGACCGTCAACCCAGCAACCGCTGGAACAATAAACAATATGTCTATTGGGGCAACAACTGCCGCCGCTGGATATTTCACAACTTTATCGTTGACAAGCACATTATCTGTTAATGGGTCAACAGGCACAAATGGGCAAGTTCTCCAATCCAATGGTTCAAGCGCACCCACATGGGTTACCCCATCAAGTTACGCAACGGTCACTGATGACACAACCACCGCAGCCACACGCTATCCTTTATTTGCAGATCAGACCACAGGCAATCTGACAACTGAGTTTGTTAGTTCCACCAAACTGCAATTCAATCCCTCCACAGGTGTTTTCACATCCACATCATTTAGCGGTGCGGGTACAGGATTGACAGGCACAGCGTCTGGGCTTTCAATTGGCGGCAATGCGGCAACGGCTACTAGCGCAACAAGTGCAACCACGGCAACAAACCTTGTTGGCGGCGTAGCTAATCAGATTCCTTACCAAACAGGTGCAGGCGCGACTTCATTCATCACCGCCCCAACCACATCAAGCACGGTTCTTACTTGGAATGGATCTGCTTTTGCGTGGTCAGCCGCAACAGGTGGTTTGACAATTTCTGATGACACAACCACAAACGCGACTCGCTATTTGACATTCACAAGTGCCACAACAGGAACAATCACAACTGAGAATGTTGCCAGCACAAAGTTAACATTTAACCCGTCAACTGGAATATTGGCTGCGACAGGATTTTCTGGGCCAATCAATGGAACTATTGG